GTAACGTTTATGAACTAACAATCATCAATCCAGTGGAGTATGCACAATATGTTGAGTTTGGACATAGAACAAGAAATCATCAAGGTTGGAAGAATGGCCTATTCATGATGACGATTTCAGCAGATGAAGTCGAACAGCAAGCGCCAGCTATTCTTGAACGAAAACTATTCGAAATGTTAAGGGAGTCTTTTGATGGAGATTAATGATATCCAAAACGCTATTTCCGTTAAGCTTCACGAAGCTTTCGGAGAAGGCTATAAAAAGTATATAGATGAAATTCCGCAGGGGTTTAAGACTCCTGCTTTTTTAATTCAGTTTTTGAACCTAAAACATATTCGACAAATCGGTAAACGGTGGAAGGTAACAACACTTTTTAACGTCCAGTATTTCCCTCAAAACGGCTTATCTGAGGCGTCTAATATGACTTTGAAGGTACAACAAGCACTGGAAGAAATAACGCTGTTAAATGGCTCGCTAATGCTTGGAACAGGAGCGAACAGTGAGGTTGTAGATGGAATAGGTCATAATTTCATTCATTTCAATTTCTTTTTACAAGAAGTCGAAGAGAAGATATTCATGGAATCACTAAAACAAAATACAAAAATGAAAGGGTGAGGGGATGACAACTGTTAAAGACGAGACAGTTAAGGACAAAGTGAAAGTCCCAACGTTCACGAAAGCCCAAATCGTAAATAGCAATAGGTATGTTGCTCGACGCGATGCCTTAAATGCATTGCTAGAAGCAGATAAAACCTATTCAACTATTGAAGTAGATAACATTTTAAAGAAATTCGATAAGGGAGGTAAATAACTTGGCATTAGGCGGAGGTAATTTCTTAACTCAAAACAAAACACTACCAGGCACGTACCATAACTTCATTAGTGCTGCTCGTGCATTTGTAGAACTAAGTGAACGCGGTTACGTTGGTTTGCCAATTGCGCTTGATTGGGGTGTAGATGGCGATGTATTCGCTGTAACACAAGAGGAATTTCAAAACCATTCAAGAAAAATCTTTGGTTATGATTACAAGCACCCAAAACTAAAAGGGATTCGTGATGTGTTTAAGAATGCGATCACAGTCTATTTTTATAAGCTTGCTGTTGATGCTGTGGCAGCTACAAACGACTTCGCTACAGCCAAACACAAGGGCTTACGAGGTAACGATATCACAATTGTTATTCAGGCCAATGTGGATGAACCGACGAAATTTGATGTGCAGACAGTGCTAGATAGTGTACTAGTAGACTTGCAAACAGGTGTGGCAACAGCAGCAGACCTAAAAGCAAACGACTATGTGACATTTAAAGCAGATGCGACACTTGCAGTTACAGCAGGAACACCGTTAGCAGGAGGCACCAATGGCTCGGCAATTACAGGTGGAGCTCATCAAGAGGCGCTAGATGCTTTAGAAGCATATGGTTTCAATACCCTTGGTTGCTTGTCTTCCGAAAGTCCAATTAAATCGTTATACGTAGAGTATACAAAACGTATCCGTGACGAGGTGGGTGGCAAATTCCAACTTGTCGGCCATAAACTTGATGCCACGGATCATGAGGGTATTATAGATATCCAAAACAATGCAGTAGGAACAGATGAAGAGGTATTCGGAGCAGTTTATTGGGCAACTGGTGTACAAGCTGGCGTGGCTGTAAATAAATCAAATACTAATAAAAAGTATAACGGTGAATTTACGCTCGACATGTCCGAAACAAAGACGCAAGCTCAACTTACTGCATTATTGAAGGCTGGTAAATATGTATTCCATCGTGTAGGTGATGAAACTCGTGTCCTAGAAGATGTAAATACATTTACATCGTACACTGATGTAAAGAACGAGGATTTCAGTTTGAATCAAGTCATTCGTGTGCTTGATCAGCTTGCAATTGATACAGCTCAATTGTTTAACACTCATTATTTAGGTCAGGTGCCAAATGATCAAGATGGACGGGTTTCTTTGTGGAACGATATCGGCAAACAACGCTCAGAGTTACAGCGATTACGCGCCATTGAAAACTACGATAAAGATGCACTTGTTGTTACTAAAGGCGAAACAAAGAAATCTGTTGTTACGAGCGAAGTTGTAAACGTAACAGTGGCAATGTCTCAACTCTATATTACAACAGTAGTAGCATAAGGGAGGGTAATAAATTGGAACAAAAGAAACTATTGATTCCGTTGAATCTTCAGTACTTTGCAGATACAACCATGCATGCTCGTGATGCTATTCACGGTGCACAAGGTATAGCTTATGTAACTATCGAAGGAAACAGATATAAGTTCGCTCAATTGATAAATATAGATGCTGACTTTACTAAAACAAAATCAAAAGTACCGATTTTAGGAAGGGTTGCTAAAGGAAATAAATCAACAGGTGCTGAATACGAAGGAAGTGCAACTTTCCACTACAATACTTCAATATTTAGGAAATTACTAAAAAGATACAAAGATACAGGTGAAGATATTTACTTCGATATCCAGATCACGAATGAAGATGGCGGTTCGACTGTTGGTCGTCAAACGACGATTCTAATCGACTGTAATCTAGATGGCGGCAAAATAGCAAAACTAGATGCTGACGCAGAATACCTTGAAGATGAAATAAATTTCACGTTCGAGGATTGGGATATGCCAGAAGAGTTTTCTATGTTGAAAGAAATGTTATAAGGACTGAGCTCACAATGTGGGCTCTTTTTAATTAAAACGAAAAGGATAAGGTGATCATACATGTCAAACTTAGCTGCATTTTTTGCGCACAACAAAAAACAAAACGATAATATTAAGCGAGCTATTTCAAAGAAATTTGTAGATGAACAAGGTAATCCTATTGAATGGGAGTTCGCTCCTATCACGCCAGAACGCGACGCTGAATTGAAATCCGACTCAACTAAGCGTTCTATGATTACACAAGGTAAACGTAAAGGGCAATATAACACAGATTTTGACCACTTTAAATATCAACGTTTATTAACGGTTGAATCCATTGTATATCCTAATTTAAATGATAAAGAGCTACAAGATTCTTATGGTGTAATGGGAGCAGATGCTTTACTAGGTAAAATGCTGACAATAGGTGAAATTGCAAATGCGGCTGCCGCAGCTCAAGAAGCGAATGGATATGAAGCAGAGCTAGAGGATATGGTTGAAGAAGTAAAAAACTAATTGAGGACGGTGATGTTGACGCCAATATAATGCATTGGTGGATACAAAAACAACGTCGCCTTCCTTCTGAATTTATGTCGTTACCGTTAGTTGATAAAGCATGTATCATTGCGTCACTACAAATCAAAATTGCAGATGACAAAAAGCAAGAACGTGAAGCAAAACGTGGTGCTAGAAAAAAGAAATAAAATAAACTTGAAGTTTTCCAATTTTAAAACTATAATGTTATTAATTACATTATAGATGCCAATGGGAAGCACCCATGGATTAGCTGATTATCTTAGTTATAATCAGTGTCCATGTGGTGCTTTTTTGTTGTAAAACTGCCCCATTAATGAAGCAGTTAACAAAAGAATGTTTAATTACAACAAAAGATTGTTAGAGGTGACTAAAAAATACAAAATGGCAGCTATTATTAAATGGATAAAGGAATAAGTTATTCATCATCTTTTGATTGATGCAATTCATTTATCCTGTGCGTTTGTTTTAGAAAAAGCTCCATTGACTCCATTAGTGATTCTTTTGCTTCATCAGACATAGGCTTGCCATCGTAGGTTACCTTAACTTCATTTTTTAATATGTTTCGAAGCCATTTTAAATATTCGCTAATATCATTTTCTGTATTTTTTGTATTTAATTTGTTCGTAGATGGGTCCGACGTATCAGTTTTGCCTAATAAAAAGTCTATTGATACACCAAAAACCTCTGCGATGTTACTTAGCGTATCGATAGGTGGTGTTTTCGTACCATTTTCATAAGCAGTGTAGGTAGTTCGAGCAACTCCGATTCTATTAGCAACATACGCTTGAGTGAATTCAGGCTTTGTTTTTTTTATATTCTCGCGACACATTTTTAAACGTTGTGCAAGTACATTCATTATATGCACATCCTTATATATTATTTTGCTACTTATGATTGTATATGTTACCTAAGGGAACTTCTATATTTAACTATTGAATGTTCCTGAAAGTATCTTATTTTTAAAAAACAGTATTGACATGTTCCTTTAAGGAACTTATCATTGAATTAATCAATGTTCCTCGAAGGAACTTAATAGGAGGCGAGGTAATGAGAAGATGGCTCAAAGAAATCAGGATGTCTCAGGGAATAAAACAGGAAGAAATAGCTGATTCTGCTGAAATTTCGCGCGGGTATTACGCGAATATTGAGCGAGGGGATAAAACACCATCTGTTAGTGTCGCTAAAAGAATAGCAAACTACCTAAAATTTGATTGGACTAAATTCTTTAAAAGTTTTAATTAAAAATAATTAAGGGGATGGTTTAAGATGTGCATTAAAATCGAAAATTGGAACGGCTATGAAATTCGTTTTGTAGAGAAAGAACCTAATGAGTGGTGGGCGGTATTAAGAGATATTGCGGAAGCTATGGAATTAACAGCAAAAGGTGTGAAGCAACGTCTTCCAAAGGAGGTAATTTCAAATTACCCCCTTCAGACATCAGGAGGTATTCAAGATGTGTTAATCGTAGATGAATATGGCATTTACGAAACAGTTTTTGAAAGTCGTAAGAAAGAGGCTAAAGAGTTTAAACGTTGGGTATTTGAGATGTTGAAACAACTTCGCCAATCATCTGGACTAGAAGGCTTTCAAATTTTCCGTATGTTGGACAAGGAGCACCAAAAGGAAACGATGGCGAAGTTACAGCAATCATTGCAAAATCCAACAAGGGTCAACTTCATTAAAGCAAACACAATTGCAAACAAAGCGGTATCAAGTCGTCATGGACACCCAAAATCATTGAAGAAAAACCAAATGACACCTGAGATGTTGATTGAACGAGAGCCAATCTTAGCTGATACTGTTGATTTAATGATTGCAAAAGAAAAATTTAGACTCGATTTGTCAGTCAGTAAGAAAGTGTATGAAAAATATGTACAATAAAAAAATCATGTTTTAAGCTGCAACTTAAAACATGACATAATATTGAGCGACATCCACTCAAAAAACTAACTAGCTTAATTATACTCTAAAAGAGTAACTTTTAAAAGTGGATGTCCTCAAAATAGGAGGGCAAGGGCAT